TTATATGAACATGTCAGGTTGTTTCTCTTTAATTATCCTATCCTGCACACGCTTAACAATCTTCCTCAAAGCATTCTCAGTCAGATTATAACGACGCCCAAGTTCGCCCCAATTTCGACCGTTAAAACTGTTATAAATATCCAAGTCGCGCTGGGCAATCTTATATCTGTAATCTTTTGGGAAACAGATAACTTGCCCGGCATATTCTTCGGATAAACAGTTGGCAACGCTGACGCCAATCTGCTCACAAACGTCCTGCCCTAAGTTGTAATTTTTACATAGCGCAATCACCAACAATTCGATTTCTTCCAGCAATTCGTGCCGGCGGATTTGCATTAACGACTCTTTCATAAATTACCCCTTAATCATTCGTTTTTGCCACTGTTTAAGGCGTTCTAATACAATAGACGCCTGTTCATTGTTGAGCCAGTTCACAAACGGAATCGGCTCACCTTGTGCATTTTTAGCGATATTTTTAACGAACGCATTCAGGCCGTCTTCGCTACGGTCACGGATAATGCCTGCATCTGCCATCTCGATCCATTTTGCGCGGATCTTTTTAACAATATTGCTACTCACCGGGGCATAACTCGGCGGAGATTTGCGTCTGCCGTCTTTAAAACGCCCTGCAACGACCTGGAAACCGCGTTTTTTCATGGCGTCGACGACCTTGTTTAACTCAATCAAATTCATCTGCGTGCAGCTATCTTTGCCCACTGTATTAACAAGAAAAAGGCGATACACCTCTTTATCCATCTGTAACTTACTTTTCCCAATGTGTATAAGTTGAATTAACTGCTTTCTTCTTGCTTCTTTTTGTTCCATTTTTGTCCTCTCCGTCATATGACTAAGCCTTCTCGCAAGAGAAGGCTGAATGATATGTTAGATTTTAAGGATAAAAACTAATCAGACGGAGGATTTGGCAACGGTTTCCAATGTGTTACACCTTCAAACTCTACACCGTCAAAACTACAAAATCCCATACCATCTTCAAAGTAGCTGCCCGTTCTAATTAGCCACCCGGATTCGGATTCCGGTACCTTCATTGAAAATAAAACTTCACTCCAATCGTCTGGCAACCGTTCCGAACACTTAATCCATCCATTGTTTTCACTCATTTTCACCCTCCAAAATTGCTTTGCGTTTTGCTTTAATAATCGGCGTAGCCACCCGTTTAATCGCTAGTTGCAATTCGCCTATAAAGGCCTCATCCTCCATATTGTCAAATGCAATACCCATCAGATTCGAATCAACTGCTTTAAACAATTTGCGATGGCCATCGACCTCATCAAACAGCCCACCTTCCCAATCTAGCCGCACAATATTGCCACCTAAAACTTGTGTGCTTTTTGATATTTCAAGTTGATCACGTTGGTAGTCGTCCATTTCAACTTCGATTGTCATGCGGACTTTTTGGGTTATTTCATTGCTCATTTTCTACTCCTTTTCCTTTGTAACTTGGATATTCAGATCTCAAAATCCGATAACAATTTGTCTTTAACTCAAAAATGCTTCCTGGCAGAGCGTTAATAGGTAAGGTTTTACAGGCTCTCCCGGTGTCGTCCATACCATACGGCACGCCGATTGCACGCCAACATCGTGCGGCTTGTACCGCTACGTCTTTAATCACCTCTGAGTTAATCACAAAGCTATTTGGCCCAACGCGTTGTAACAAAATACCTTGTGCCATAAGCTTTTTAACCCGTCGTCTAAATTGACTTTCACTCAATCCGGAGCCAGCAATCAGTTCGCTTACGCTCAATATTGCAAAGCTTTCCGGATCTTTCGCCGCACGCTCGTCGCTATACGTGCCAACACTGCCACCGATATAAGTTACCAAGGTGCGTTGTGCGATGCGGTCTAATGTTTCATCCCAGATATATTCCAAGATGTGTTCATCTAGCACTTTCATATTTACTCCTCAACCAATTCAACATCTTCAAATTTCACAACATACCCGCCTTGTCTTTCTGTTTTGCCTTGTTGTTCCATTTGCTTGTTGTATTCCTCTTGTTTAGCAGTTAATACACAGTATCTAGCAGGTTCGTATTCGTAGATTTTGTTAATGACTCCCATAGTTTCGCTGTAGCAGCGTGATAGGAGGCGGACTTTTGCACCAACCGGGAAAGGTGGTTCAATATTGTTATCTTTCACCCATTGCTGTTCTTTTTCTGTGAGTTTTTGGCGAACAAATGAACCAAAATGTTGGATATTGTCCCAAAGCTCCTGCGTAAAATCCCACTCATAATCTCTAATGAGTGTGTTAATCATGTCTTCAGGGTCATCATATAAGTAAAACTCTTCAATCAACGCTTCATAAACGCCATCGCGGAATTCTTCCGCCCATACGGCGTCTTCGTGGTAAGACTCCGGATAATATTTTTGGATAAATTCGTGTACGGTCTGTACATCAAATCCTTGGTCTAGATAAGTCGGTCTTGGTACCGGCGGAGTATATTTTTTCATGGTGTTTTTCCTTATTGCTCAAGTATCGGCGTAATTTCCCAAGCTACCTGTTTCATTTCTCGGCTTGCGGTTTGTAACATCAGCAAGCACTCTTGTTCTTTGTCGTCAATCCACATTTCTCGTGCCATTTCAAGCTGTTCGGCAATGTGCGCCAGTTGTTCGGTGACCTTGATTTTTTTTTCGCTCATTTTCAAAGCTCCGCAAGTTGCCCTTTATATTTTTCCTCAAGCGCCATCAATGTTGCTCTGTCTAACCAATCTAAACAGCCATTAATTTGATGAGCGTTGACAATGGCGTTCATTACGTGGCGCTCATATTTAGTTAATTGACGAACTTGAAGAACCTTTTTAGCACGTTTGGCCTCATATTTATCAGGTGTCCACATGTCAAACCTCCTCTGTTTCAACGACATCATCAATCTCGGTGATTGTGTGTGGCATAGCGTTGATATCCATCTCGTTTAAATCAAGTTTGTTTAACGCTTCGCTTGGGGTTTCCGCCTCTACGGTTACTTCAACCATACAATAAAGGCGTGCTACATATTTCGGCATGTTGTCCTCCTAGTGTTGTTTTTTTGCCATTTTGTTGCAGTGTTCTGCGCGTGCGCAGCACCAGTTGTGTTCGTCTGAATTTTCAGTGGTAAGGCTGGCTTTTAACCAACCGTTGTAAGCGCGGGCATATTCGCCTGCCCGTTCCCATAGGGCAGCATCGTTGCTTAACTTGCGATACATTTCTCGTCTTTCTTCCATATTTTCTTCCTGAGTATTCAGCCCATTTATACAATGGGCTGTATCTACCTATTTAATAGCCGGCTTTATCTAACAATCCCACAATCACGGTTAATACGATTCCGATGATAAGATACGTCAATGGGTCTGTAAGCATTACGCCGCTTCCTGTTCAAACGGGGTGATCACAAAGTCTTCTACGCCGCTAATCACTTTAATGCCCGCAATGCCGGCGACCGCGCTTTTCTCGTTGAGAATAGCTTCCTTGTTGATTTCTTCTTTCACCCGGATAAAGCGTTCAAGCCCGTGAATACGTAAGTTTTGCAATACAGACTCCACCCCGGTGACTTTCACGCTCGGGTTGCGCACCCGCCAGGATACTTCGCCCGTCACCAAATTGGCGGTTTTGGTTTTCCCGCCGTTGGTGATTTGGTCACGGTTTGCTTCGCTCCAATATTGCACCCCGTTAGAAAGGGTTTTAATGCGTTCCTGCAACGGGGCGAACTTGTCTTTGTATTCTTCGGTGATTGTCGCGATTTTGTCGTTCATTTCCGCCTCTAGGCGTGCCACCTCGCGGTTTAAATCGCCGATGGTTTTAATATCGCCGGCGGCATCTTCGCGGGTTTGCGGGACATAAATTTGCGCGGTTGCTTTAACTCGGGTAGCTGATTTAGCCATTTAATAAACTCCTTAGTGAATAGTGATGTCAGGTTGATTTTTAGGGAAAGAAAACATAATGCGACAACCGGCAATCATGGTTTCTGCGGTGCAAATAATGTGATCGTCTCCCTCGTTGCTTTGCAAAAACACCTCCGCTTTGCCACGGGCGACCCAGCGGCGGGTTAATGCGTTGTGTCGTACGGTGACAATCGGCACCGGTGCCAGAAAAACATGGCGTACGACTAAGCCGATTCGGTTGCACTCCATCACGGCTTTCTCGGCTAAATTAAGCTGGCTCAAGGCGTGCATGGTCGCCAGGCTTAACGGTTTCTGCGGTTTGGCTTGCGCCTGCTTCGCTTTTTTAGGTTTCATTTTTAAACCCCTTTGATAACATCGGCGGTAACTAACGGTGCGCCAAGTTCTGCGGCAAGATTCATCGCCCCGGTAATCAAATTGCCCACTGCGAGTGGGTATAGCAGGCTGTGTTGAGTTTTTGCCCGGCTATTAGTCATCACTAAGCGGTTACGTAATGCGTCCAACGCGTCACGGTCAAAAATGTCGGCAGTTTTGCGACCCACCGCTTTCAACCGCCACGCCACGTATTCCTCAAGGCAGTTATCCAACGGCGCCAGCTCGACAATTTCGCAACGTTGCACTACTTCGCGCACCTCAAAGTTGCGTTCTGAGAGTTTCTGTTTCAGCTCTGGTTGGCCGATTAACACGATAGAAAGCAGTTTTTTAAACCCGTCTTCCAGCTCAAAAAAGCGTTTCAGATGTTTAAGTGTTGGTACAGGCAGACTGTGCGCTTCCTCAATAATTAAAATATGCTGATTGCCGGCGCGGGCGCTCTCTTTTAATACTCGGTGCAACTGGCGAAAACGCGCTTCCGGTGAGCGTTTTACGCTTTCCAACGGGGCGAGGGTGTTGATAATGCTTTCTGCGATGTGTGCCGCTTTGAGGGTTTTGCCTTTGAGATCGTTGTCCTCCATGGCGATGATATACGGCTCAATCACAATCACCGGCAAACCGTCGTGGTTAATACGCTCAATCAAATCACGGCGTAGGGTGGATTTGCCGGCACCGCTTTCGCCAACCACCGCCATAAACCCGCCGAAACGTGCGGTTTGGAACAACGCTTCACGTACATAACGCACATCCGGTGAAGAAAATACCTCTTCCGCCGACCGCACTTCGTCCGTGAACGGGTTATTGAATAATGAAAAATGTTTTTTAGTGGCTGGAAATAAAGCCTGTTTTGCGAGTAACATAGTGTCTTCCTCTGTTGTAGTTATTGACCGCTCGTCAAGGTTTGGGGAATCCTCCGCAGGCGTTGCTGCGCCTGCGGAATCTTCCGTTAAAAGCTCAGAAAGTGCGGTAGAAATGCCCAGTGTTTTTAACACCTCGGTCAACCGTGTTTTAAATTGATCAGTACCGGTTTTTATCATCAAGCCATGATTCACTAAATTGGTGATCACCGCCGGGGAAACTAGCAACAGCCTTGCCAGTTTGCGTTGAGAAATGCCTTTCTCTTCTAAAATTGCTTTAAGTTTCAACATAATGCTGTCCTTTTAGCTGTTCACAACGCGTAACGGTTGCGCCGTTGCCGGTAAGTGCTCAAGGGCAAGTAATGCCTCAAGTTCCGGCTCCGTCATGCCGTTCGGGTAGCGTTGATTCAGCCATTTCATGGTGTCGGCGCTGTATTCATTACCGAAACGGGCTTTAAGCCGTTTTGCCACCTCAATCGTATTGAGAGGAGCAAGCTCAACCCGTTTGGCGTTGGCGGTCAATTCGTGCTCTTGTCCGCGTTTCGGCATGAAATCCACATAATCGTGTTCTTTCACCACTTTGTATGGATCAATACGACCACCAAATAACGGCGCTTTGGCTTTCTTGGCGGCTTTCACTTCGTCTTCCGTTTCGGCGTCATATGCGATGCGCTCTACGGTCTCTTTGTTGTACTCAAACACGCTCTTGGCGTGCGGTTTGTACTCTTCGCCGATAACCGCCGCGTCCACGCGGAACCCGTGGTCGTCGTATACCACCGGTTCAACCACCGTCCAGTATTGTTGCCCCTCATCATCCACTCGTTGCACCTGAATGCAGTCGGGACGGTAAGGGTTTTTGCCAATAGTGATTTCCGTGCCCACCATAGCTTCGGTGATGTGGCGTACATCGTAGGTTTTGGCGTCAAAGCTCACTGTTAATTCTGAGCTCACTTTGCGGGTGGTGAGTTTGGTCACCATCAATTCGCGGCAAATAGCAAGACTTGGCGCCATCACTAATTGCTCGGCGGTAATCCCAATCCAAGCTTGATAGCGTGTTTTGTTGTGGCGTGTATGTACGGCAGTGCCGTTAAAATAGGTCATCCAACGTCCCGCCAGTTGATTCAGTTCGTCCAACCCGCTCACCCGGGTGAAACGCAAGCCGCTCTCAAACTGCCGCTCCACAATGTCGTTGCCTTTTTCCACTTGCCCCTTGGCACGCGGTTTGCCCGGTGCGTTGACCTGCAATTTAATGCCGAGCTGATTGCACAAATGCGCAAACATGGCGGAAGTGTTTGCCGAGCCCGGGTCAAGCATCACCATTTTCGGCACGCCGCAAAACGGATCTTTGCCATTGCGTCGTTGCATGGCATTAATAAAGCAGTTACATAGGTTTTCTGCGCTTTCACCGCCGTACACATACTGCACGAAGATGACCCCGGAGGCATGGTCGGTGATGACATAACGCCACACCCGTTGGTTTTCCACTTTCTTCACATTGGCTGGCTTGTTTTTGTAAAACTCTTTCTCTTCCATGATGTTTAAGCCGTTGCCGCCGTCCGCTTGCTCTTTGAGGTAATACAACACACATAAAGACGGGTCGATTTGCCAACAATGATTCGGATGTAAGCTCTTCATGGCATTCACCGGCGCAGGGCGGGACAGTTGTTCCGGGTGTAGGTTATAAGCGCGTAATGCGCGGCTAACCGCACTTTCCGAAAGCAACCGCACTTCCCCCGTGCTTTCATCGATGTATTCCGCCTTAATCTCACCGTTGGTGCGCAGCACCTCTAACACGCTTGCTAAGCTCGACATCACTTTATTGTGGACCCCGCGCCGGCAAGCCAGCCAATAAGCGGAAATGGTTTGTGCTTCGGGGAGTGAAAGTGACACCGCACCTTTATCACTGCGTTGTTTACGTACTTTGGGTGCGCATAGACTTTTAAGCTCGCGCATTAACGTAGCATGGCTGACATTGAGTAACTCACAGGCTTGCGCATACACATCGCCTTTTTTGCCATGTGGCGCATTGGCGGCTTGTTGCGCAATTTCAAGGAGTTTTTCAGGTAAAATCGCCATAACGTAAATCCTTATTGGTTGTCACCGTTTAAAATGGCGTTAAATTCGGCAGAGTAATCTTTGCCCTCAAAATCTTCGCGCAACCATTCGGGGCGATTGTCACCGTCCGCCAAGCGTGGCAAATTAAAGGCGGTGCGCAACTCGTTAAGTACTAACTCAATTTCCGCAAGCGTCCCCACCATAAATTGTTTATGGTCAATGCCGCTTTCTTGTGTGTGGCTATCCAACGTTTCAAAGGCTTTCCATACTTGCCCGCGCAAAATGGCTTCCGCGTTATATGCCAGTTGCGAGGTTTCTTTACGCAACAAACCACCTTTTTCGTCCGGGCTTAACGTGTTGATGTGGTTTTTCTTTTTCTCCAATTCGATGTCGAGCTGGTTAATGCGGTCATTTTTGTTTTTTAATACCTTGCTTTGCGCTTCATAGTTGGCTTGGCTTTGTTTTAATTGCCCCTCTAAGATTTGTTTTTCTTGTGCGTGTTTTGCGGTCAATTCTTCGATTTTTTCCAACAATTCTTCTTTGTCAGCGGTTTCGGAAAATTCGGCGTCCACGATTTCGGCGCGGGCGTCTTCCGGTAATTTACGGAGTTTGCGCAGGTCGCGGTAGCCTAAGCCGAGGCGTTGGCTGTTTTCTAAAAAGTCTTCTCCTAATTTGCTGAGGTTTAATAAATCTTCATCAACCTTTTTCTCGGTTAAACCGCAGGCTCTACAATAATCAGCCCAACTGCTGACAGTCAGCAGTTTTCCATCTTGGTCAATATAGCTTAACCCTTTGTATTTTTTAGAGTTCTTTATTTCATGCAATACTTTCAAACTGCTGACGGTCAGGAGTTTTCCGATAAAATTAAAGCCTTTTAACATCCCCATCGCTTCATGAGCTTCTGCGAGGTCTTGAGTCATTTGTTTTGCAACTAATGACATAGCGTTTTGTTTTTGTTCCATTGTTAACTCTGTCATGCTGTGTCCTTAATAGGCGGCGGTGCCTAAGCGTTGTTTCATTTCGTTAATTTGTGCGCTTGCCTTGTCCATATTGGCGGCGTGGCGCATGGCGATTTGAGCAAAGAGGGAGCTGAATGCAAACTTGCCGCTCTCCAACTTGATCACAAAGCCTTCATTCTTCAACACATCGAGCGTGCGGCTGATGTTTGTCGGGGTTTCGTTAAGTGCTTGCGCAATCTCCTTGTTGCTTAAGCCCACAAAAGAATTGTTTTGCAACACCTTAATTACTCTAAGCGCCCGCTGTGCCGAGTTGATTTTTTCGTTCATTTTGCCCCCGATGTGTGAGGTTCACCGTGCGGTCGGTTTTGGCTGTTTTTTATTTCCGAATGTGCCTGTTTGGCTTTGTACGCTTTGCTGTTCCAGTATTTTTTTAAATACCATAAGCAGATTTTTTCTAAGATTTTCATGATGTTTTCTCCCTTGTGGTATCCTATTGGCTCTCTCACATCCAAAAGGAAACCTATGACAGTGATTAAATTACCTATAAAACGGTTGCGTGATCTTGAGAATCAGCTTGCTCAGCTGGAGCAGCAGGTTCTTGAGTTAAAGGAGCGATATGAAGCTCAGGATTTTTTAATACATAATTTAGCTGTAAAGCTGCCCGATAAAGCTCGGCAGGAAATTTATGATATGGTGAAGGGATATGCGGATTTTTACGCAAATCATCCATCACTTGTCGGTACAAAAGGGAGTCATTCACAAGCTTCCCTATCAGTGTTTCACGACTTTCAGAAGTATCTATTTTGGAGTCTGTACGCCCCCGAATAATCTCTTTCAACACAGCACTTACACGCGGCTTTTTCAATAAACGAATCAACAAATTTTCAGTCATTTTTTCTCTCCTATATTAAGCCGCGGTTTTATGCGGGGCGTCCGGATTGGGTTTTATCCCTAACAGCACGGCGGTTTTGTGGGCTTCTCCCCATGTGCCCTTGCCTTTGCCCCGTAAAATATCGGTCACGGTTTGTACTTTTAAGCCCATAGCGCGACACCATTCACTCCGGTTAATACCGTGGATAATGAAGTATTGATGGGCACTTTCTACCGTTTGCGGGTATGGCAGTGGTTTAAGTTGATTTTGCTTTTTCATTGTGTTTCCTTGTGGTAAATTGTGGAATAAGTCATTCATTTCTAAACAGGAGCTAAACATGACGGAAGCTAAAAACATTGAACAACTAGATGTCGAAATTGCGGACTTAAAACAACAAGTAAAGGCGCTGGAAAATATCCTTTTTTTGGCGATCTCTTTGCTCTCAATAAGCGCTGGTGGCTCTCAGCTTTTAATTGACGGGTTAAATGAATTTTGGAATGAGGAAGAATCTCAACAAATACTCGACAAGGTTGAGAAATTGAAGAAACTTCTTGCGATTTTTGAACAGAGTCGCCAGCAAGCACTTTCTTCACTTCGTGGCGATGTTCACAAATAATTTGTAGAAACTTTTGTTCAAATTCAGTAAGCATAATTACGTTCCTTTTTATGGGTTGAATGGGTTCGTTTTATGTTGTTGTGGCTAATTATGTTATCTTAAAAGATAATTGTCAATAATTTTTTAAGATAATTTGAGGTTTTTATGTCTATTGGGCAACGATTAAAAGAAGAGCGTGAACGTATCGGGTTAAGTCAAGAACAATTGGGGTTTGTTGGCGGGGTAAAAAAACTGGCTCAATTTAGATATGAGAATGGAGATACATACCCGAATGCTCAGTATTTAACAGAAGTAGTGAAAATCGGAATCGATGTTAATTATGTTCTTTTCGGTGTGCGTTCAAACGCTGCATTAACGTCGGAAGAACAACAGCTACTGGAAACATTTCGTGCTGCACCGCCGGTAATGCGCCAGTTTATGCTTGGTGGGGCGGGTGCCGGCATGAAAATTGAAGGAAAAGGAAATAAACAACACAAACAAGATACCGCCGGCACCATGGAAATTAAAGGCGATAACAATGTGCAAATTGCAGGGAGAGCCCGAAAGAAATAGATTCTAATTAGCTAATGACAAGGAGGAAAAAGCTATGAAGATGAAAATAACGGGGAATGGAAATACTCAGGTTTATCTTAAGCAACTCACGGTAATAGATAAAATCTTTGAGGCCATTGGGCAACAAGAAGTAAATGAGATAAATCTATCTGAATATTCGGAAAAACAACTTATTCGTGCGAGGCGAAAGTTAACCCGGGAGCGGCTAAAAATATTGCTTGTTGCAATGACCCAGCGTGATATGACGCGGTTATTTATCGGATACATCATTTTTATGATATGCCTTCAGTTGTCCGGCAGCACATTTTCTTTGACTGATAGCAGTGCCATTTGGTTTTTTATTAGTGTTACCGCTATCTTTTTATTTTTTATGTTTTGGCTTAATTTCCTGAGTGCAAAGATTAAGCTGGATACCAAAGCAATAGATATTCTATTTGCGCAAAACTGGCAACGGAAAGAGCTTATAAATGCCGAGTTACAGCGCCGTATGCATATCACATTCCTGCAAAAGTGCGGCATAAAAGACAATATTTTGGAATACATCGACAAAGAATAGATAAGAAATTAATAAAATAACTGGAGGGAACATGAAAAATCTAGAAAATATCATCATTGAAGAAATGGAAAAACACCATCCAAATCCTGTATCGGACGCCGAATTTTGGCAAAAACTTGAAGAAACCTACAGCGAGTTTGAATTAAATAATGTGGTGATGGGCTTGTATAAGCGCGGCGTAATTGGGTTTATGCCGTACCATAAAAAAGGCTCACCGACAGAACCACCGGCAAGCCCTTATAAAATCGTTTATCGCGCGATGACGCTTCGGAAACGCTAAATCATTCCTCTTCTTGCCCGGTAATTTGCGCAAAAAGTTCTTCTTGCTGGGCAAACACACCTTGCAGCATCACATCAACGCCAACCAATCTGCCGGCATTCCAGAAATGAAGAAATGAGGCAGAATCCCAATAAACGCTTTCAGGTGTAGCGACGATCCATTCCGCTTCAATTTCGCATTCTGCGATTTCCTCGGCGCTGGTCACATAAATAAACTCGCCGTCAATAGGCTGTTCTTTGGCTTTTGCAGCGTAACCATAACGGTTACTGCTTTGATGCAAAGGAATCAGAAAAGTGTCGCCATAGTCTTCGGTGGTCACCAAACAATAGCCCGTCGGCGTAATGACAACCTTGGCGATGTTAATTGATTTAAGTTTCATTTTAAGACTCGCTACGTTGTGTGGCTTCATACATCCGCTGTTTAGCCAAATAGCCTTCCAGTTGCCAAATCTTATCTACCGCATTATCAAATGCAATTTTTCTGCCGATTTCTGCATCATACGTTGCAAGGCTTAAGCACGCGCTTTCGCCGGTTACAGTAAAGCCGTTTTGCAACGTCAATACGCACACCGTCAGCACGCCATGTTGTAAGTAGTCCGCTGTTTTAATCACGGATTGGATGTGTTCATAGGTTAATTTTTCCATTGTTTTCCTCGTTTTTCGTTATTCGGTAAGGGCGGCAGGTCGTAAGGCTTGCCGCGCGGAGTTAAATGCGCAAACGGTTGATACATTACATTGTGAGATCCTTTTCTTGCTGTTTTTCGGTATGCCTAGTTTGCCTGTCCGTGCATCAAAAATATTCTAAACGCGTCCAAAATACGCACACCTCATAAATAGCTAAGCTAAAAACTCCAAACCACCCATTCCATCAAAATCAAGGAGTTTTTATGAAAGGTTTTCTTAGTGCATTAAAGCACGGCCGCCTATTATCATGGGTCATTTCCGCCCTGTGTCTGCTGGCGATCATCGGTTTTATCTCACCTGCGCAGTTGCCTGTAGTGTTGTATAAATTGGCCTTAGTGTCTATCGCAGCCATTATCGGCTATCACCTAGACCGAGCCCTATTTCCATATTCCAGCCCCGGCAGTTATTTACGTCAGCGTTGGAATAAACGTAAATCAGAAATCGCCCTCCGTCCCGAAAATCAGCCGGAATATCCGATTTGCGATGGCTATTTGACCGTCTTTGCTATGGTGGTATTGCGCCGCGCGCTCATTGTTGGTGCGGTTATTTTGGGTGTGACGTTAGGGCTATAACTATGCGCGTCGTCCATCGCACCAATAAGTGCTTCAAATTTTGCGCCTATGCCTTGGTGGCGCTGTTGCTATCGCCCGTGTTATGTGTGCCGTTAGCCTTCAGCGCGCCTAATCAGGCAGCGCAATACCAACGCACCTTAACCCGCGAAAGCTATGCCGTTTGGGGCTTAAATGCCCCAATCCCTGTATTTGCCGCGCAAATCCACCAAGAATCGCAGTGGAAAACAACCGCACTTTCCCCCGTCGGCGCGCAGGGTTTGGCGCAATTTATGCCGAAAACTGCCGACTGGATTTCAGCGTTGTATCCCGAACTTGTCGATAATCAGCCCTACAACCCCGACTGGGCGTTGCGCGCGTTAGTGCGTTATAACCGCTTTAATTATGAGCGCATCACCGCCCGCACCGAATGCGACCGTATGGCATTTATGTTGTCGGCGTATAACGGGGGCTTGGGTTGGGTGCAAAAAGACAAGCGCAAAGCCCAAGCACAAGGGCTTGACCCGCTGACCTACTGGCAAAACGTGGAACTTGTCAATAGTGGGCGTAGCCGTGCCAATTTTGCCGAAAATCGGGGCTATCCAAAGCGTATTATCTACCGCTGGCAACCGCTTTATATCAACTGGGGGATCCCACAATGCTTATAAAAGGCTTAACCGCACTTTTTAAAACCGACATCGGCAGAACCATTTTAAACATGGTGCTGATTACACTATTTATCATTTGGAGTTGCTACCAAGCCTATGAGCGTGGTGTCGCTGACACGAAAGCCGCCTACGAACAAGTGGAAAAAACGGAAATTAAGGGACAGTTAGACCGTCTTGGGCGCGACATTATGGCAGCAACTATCGTCAGCCAAGCCACTCTTGCCAAACTTGCCGATTACCAAACCGAAGGAGACCGAACTACCTATGAACTACAGCAAACCCTTACGAAAAACGGGCATAGCCGTCGCGATTGCCGCTATCCTGCTGACAGCCTGCACAAACTCGCCGAAGCCCGC